AACAGCTTTATGCGGAGTACCACGGTTTCAGGAACCTAGTAGCAACAATGGCCTCGCTGATTACTCAAGCGGACATGATCCTCGCTGAGCGTCTTGCTGAGGCCGAAGAGGAATAAGGACTCTATCCAAAATGGACGAGTACACCAACATTTACAATATTGAGCCGACCGTGGACGACGCGGCGGCTGCGCTTCTCAAGAACATCAGCGAAGACGAGGGTGAGCCTCTATCGGATGATGATGTTGTGGCTGGGGGCGATGACGACGTTACCGATCAGGATGCCGAGGAGGTCGATGAGACTGAGGCTGACGAGGACGGTGACGAGACTGAAGGCGACGAAGGCGACGAGGGGGATGACCCCGAGGACGACGCTGACGAAGCCGGTGAGGAGAATGAGGCCAAGCTGGCCGACCCCGAGGCTGACTTTGAGATCACCGTTGGTGACTCCAAGGAGCGTGTGAAGGTCAAGGACCTTGCCCGTCTGTATGGGCAGGAGAAGGCTCTCACTCAGCGTTCGCAGCAGATTGCCGAGGAGCGGAAGATTGCTGAGCGCAAGGGTACTCTGGCGTTTGCCACCCTTGAGCGTCAGATCACCCGCGCCCGGGAGCGTGCTGACAAGTACAAGGACATTGATCTCTCCCTTGCTGCCGCCAAGCTTCCTGAAGAGGAATACACGGCGCTCAAGGAGGAAATCGAGTCCGCTCGTGGTGACGTTGCGTTCTTTGAGAACGAAGCTGGAAACCTCCTGAAGGCGTTCGATACCGCCCGGCAGGAGAACCTCAAGATTGCCGCCAACGCGGCTCGTTCCAAGATCATGGACTCGGCCTCGCCGTTCCATATCGCTGACTGGAACGATACGGTCTACAACGAAATCCTCACTTTTGGAGTCTCTCAGGGGCTCGACGTGGACGGCCTCAAGAACATGGTCGATCCCGCCGCCCTGAAGGTTCTGCACAAGCTGATGACCTTTGAGAAGGCCGATAAGGCTCGGGCCAACGTTCGCAGCAAGGTTAAGTCCAAGGTTGCGAAGGCCCCGAAGCGTGCCATGCCCAAGGGTGACAGCAATTCCAACACGAGCGACCGCGTTCTGAAGAAGCTTCAGGCCGTGGCAGCCGAGACCGGTAGCGTCGAAGACGTTGCCCGGATGCTTGCCGCTCGCTGATACCCACAGCCATACCACAAGGATTTTGAATAATGGCTACCCATGTTAAGTCTTTCGATCTCGTTGGCAAGAAGGAAGCCATCGCCGACGTGATCTCGATGATTACCCCGACCGACACCCCGTTCCTGTCGAGCATCGGCACTGAGAAGATCACCAACACCTACTTCCAGTGGCTTGAGGACGAGCTTCGTGCCGTCGCGAAGAACACGACCCTCGAAGGCGCGGACGCTGTTGACACTGACCGTGACCAGCCGTCGTTCCGTGAGAACTCGACTCAGATTCTCTCGGAGACCTTCAAGGTGTCCGGTACCTCGGAGGCCGTGAAGCTCTACGGCCGTGAGTCGGTCGTCGCCTACGAGACCGCCAAGACGGGCAAGCTCGTCAAGATGGACCTTGAGCACTCGCTCGTCGGCACCCGTCAGACCCGCGTTGCGGCTGCGGCTGCGACCGAGGGTGAGTTCGCTGGCGTTCAGGCGATGATCCACGCCGACGTGACCACCGACATTCTGTCGGGCGACACCACCGCGAGCGTCCTCGCTGAGGATGACGTGGTTGACACCCACGAGAAGCTCTACAACGAGGGTTCGGACGCGACCATCCTCATGGTCATCCCGTCGCTGACGAAGACGATCTCCGGTTGGGCGCAGTCCTCGGCTCGCACCCTGAACGTTGACCAGAAGGAGAAGAAGCTCTCCAACGTCATCAACGTGTACGAGTCCCCCTTCGGCACCCTCCGTGTGGTGAAGAACCGCCGCATGTACAATGAGCCGACCGACACCGGTGCGACCATTCCGGGTTCGGACGCCCTCCTCTACACCCCCGAGCAGTGGAAGCTGATGGTTCTCCGCGCTTGGTTCCGTGAGAAGCTCGCCAAGACGGGTGACGCGGACCGGTGGATGGTCGTCGGCGAGTACAGCCTGAAGCACAAGAACTTCAGGGCGTCGGCCCTTATCGAGGGCATCGGTGGTTCCACCCCGGCCTAATCGAATTTCCTCCTTGTAGGCTAAACTACCGGGAGGCTCTTACTGGCCCCACGTCGTTCTCTCCCGGCGTGGGGTCCTTTTCTATGTGGAGAGAGGAGAGAGACATGGAACTGATTAATCCCGACGAGAGGATGCACCTGACCACTGAGGGTCTGGTCATCTCAACCTCCCAAGAGCTTACGCCCGCTACGTTGGCTCAGATGGAAGAGGACAAAGAGAATTTCAGGATGAAGCTCAATGGGCTGACCCAAGTAGCTTCCATCCCCGCCGCAGTCGCCGACAAGTGGGTCCGTGAAGGTTTCGACTTCTGGAACGCCCCGGCAAAGGAAATCCTCGCCAAGCTCCGCAAGGACGAGATGACCAAGTTCATCATCTCGGGCGACAAGAGGTTTTAAGACATGAACAAGGGCGAGCTTCGCAACACGTTCCTCACGACACTCAACCGCGATGACTGCACTGACGATCTCGCCGACCTGTTCATCTCTCAGGGTCTAGGCCGGGTTGAGCGGCGTCTTCGCTCCCCGATGCAGAAGACCACTGTGACTATCACTGTCGGAGACGATTGGCCCGGCTACACCACGATCCCCAATGACTTCCTCTCGATGGACTACATCAAGGTCAACGGGGTCACTCTCGGTCGTAGGACCCCCACTAGGGTCACTGAGTGTGACGAGCGTGGACCTAACGCCTTCGGGTGGTCGGACTATTACGTTGAAGACGCCAAGATCAAGTTCCTACCGTCGATCGCAGAGGGCGACATAATCGAGGTCCGGTACTACTCGACCTTCGATCGCGGTGACGCGGATACTGACGTGACCACGGCGTCTGTCATTATCCCCGATGTAGTCATGTACGCGGCGCTTATCCCTGCCGGTGTCTACTTCTCCGATGAACGTCTGGCCGAGTTCAAGACCATGTACGGTGAGCTTCTCATCGAAGTCATCGAGCAGGTTGCTCTTGATGAAATGTCCGGCGGCGTGACCATCAGCAATCCATACGAGGGAATCGTTTAATGTCTACGTCTATGTACACCCTTACGGGTAACGATAGCGGCGGTGATAGCGCCGTTGACCTGATTGAGGGTGCTCGGGACGCTCTTGAGGCTGCCGTTGCCTCCGCGACGGCTTTCTTGGATTTGGTCCAAGGTAGCGAGGGCTTCGTCGGTCCCGAAGGTCCCGCCGGACCAGCAGGCTCGGATGGCTCTTCAGCATATGAGGTTGCTGTTGCCAACGGCTTCGTTGGTGACGAGACGGCTTGGCTGGCGTCTCTGGTGGGTGCCGAAGGCCCGGCTGGTGCAGAGGGTCCCGAGGGGCCGGCTGGTGCGGCTGGTGAGGCTGGCGCAACAGGTCCTCAGGGTGAGCAGGGTCTCCCCGGTAACGATGGTGCCGCTGGTGCTGACGGTGCCGCGACTCACGTTGGTGAGGGAGCCCCGAGCGATGACCTTGGAGCCAACGGCGACTTCTACATCGATGAGCTTGCCGATGCCCTCTACGTCAAGGAGGGTGGAGCTTGGGGTGACCCTAAGATCAGCGTCGAGCTTGAGGTCGTTACGCCCGCTACCACGTCTGACGTGTGGGCTCAGAACCCCGATCTTCTCATTACCCCCGAGGTCTACTTCAATGCCCTCGCTGCGGTGACCCTCACGGGCTCCTCGGGTGTCTACACCCCGGACCTCGACAACGGCATCAACTTCAAGCTGACCCTCAGCGAGAACACCACGATCGGTCTCCCGACCATCGCGAGCAAGCATCAGGGGAAGCGTAAGGGTGTCATTGAGATCACCATTGGTTCCAGCGCCTACACGGTTAACCCGGGTACCGGCATCATCGGCACCATCCCGACGCTCCCCACGGAAGAGGGCTCAATCCTTGAGGTCCCCTACTCGGTAACGTCCTCGGGTGAGTTCATGCTTGGTGCCTCTGGTGAGCCAGCCGCCGCCCCGGCGATTGAGTTCATTGGTGATGCCCACTCCACGACCTCGGGCACCCCGTCTCAGCCGGGCAGCTACCTGATTGGCGACATGCTGATTGCCTGTATCACCCGTGACCTGACCTCGGGCATCACGGTCCCCTCCGGGTGGACGGTCATCGACCAGCCCACCCCCGCTCAGTCGTGCAGCGGTGTGACGGCCTACCGGGTTGCCACCACTGATGGTGCGGATGACCTCGGCACTTGGACGGGCGCTCAGCGTATGTCCATGGCGGCCTACCGCAATGTCAGCGGCATCGGTGCCCACAACGCGGCCTACTTCGGGACCTCCGGTAACATATCCTTCGCTGGTCTGACCCTTGAGGGTCCGAACTCGTGGACTATCGGCTACTCCATGAGCCGCGTGTCGGGAACCACTGGTGACGCCAAGACGGGGATGACCACTCGTCACAGCACGTCCGCTGGCCTTGGTGTCCGCTACTTCGATAGCAACGGCATCGTCGCAACGTGCCCCGCTGAGGTCGTCGATAAGGCTGGTACCTCTACCTCGAACGGCTTCTACGCTGAGATCGAACTTAAGGGTTTCTAATCATGTTTCTTACCGACGCCGATGGCAAGGTTCTCACTGGCCGCTTTGGGCATAGGTACCTTGAGGCTGATCCTCTGGACGCCCCTGTGGTCACCACTGACGACTTCGCCCTTGTTGATGAAGTGATTGACGGTGCCACGGTTACGGTTCTCTACGCGAAGGTCCCCACCCCTGTGGTGGGGGCTACCCGCTATCGCGTAACGGCATCGGGACTTGGCGGTCAGCACATTACGGGAAGCGGCGAGCTTGAGCGCGTCGTCATCGTCCCGAAGACCACCGATGGTTACAACCTCCCGGTCACCATCCGGGCTGAGAACGACACTCAGAAGGGCTATCAGGCTTACCCCGGGGATATCGCCGTACCTCCTAGCGAGGCTACTAGTACCGTCACCCTCGTGAGCGACCCCACGGTCACCCTCAATGGTGGTGCCCTGATTGGCTCCATGGTGGTCCTTGGGGCTCCCATCTTCGATGGCCCCGTGCTCTCCCTACTGACCCGCCACTACATCAGTGACGACGGGTTTGCTACGGAGACCGAGGTCCTTGATTTCGCAGCCCCCGCCCCGGCCCCCGCCTCGTGGCTCGGCTACTCGTATGCCACTGAGTACAGGGCTTCAGGTCCCTCCAACGTGGTGACCGTCAGGACCACTCCCACCGCCGTCTTCGATGACGTGGAGGAGCCGGACGTGACACCCACGGCGCTCAACGCCGACGAGTGGGACGTGACTGTCAAGGACGGGCCGTCCGATACCTATGTGATTGGCTACAAGTTCCTTAGGTCAGGTGTGACCCCTGAGAATGTCCAATGGGCTCGCGTCATCATCGAGAACTTCCCCGACCCGGCGAGCTATGAGAGCTACTGGAAGGATTGCGTCTACGATGCCGTCAACGATGTTTATTGGGGCTACCTCGACGGCTCCGAGAAGACGTTCGCCGATGGTCAGCTTACGACCCACCTGAGGCTCCGCTACCGGACCTCATCCACGGGCTCCTACTCGCCGACCTCCACCACGTCAAAGCAGATTGATGACAGCAGCATCGTTGAGCCACCCCCCGCGTCCGACATTGGGTGGCACCACATTCGTATGCGTCTCAAGCAGGAGTACGAAGCTGGTCTCCTCGGTGGGGCTGGTGGGCAGTTCTTCACGTTCCTCCAAAGGGCTCCTAGCAACCCGAGCCTTCTCGTTGGCTGCGGTGATACGCAGGGGTCTTGGTACTCAGAGGATGACGGCCACAACTGGAAGAAGGCCCCTGATGAGGGTCTCCGGGCTCACTTCAATTCCGGCATCATGGTTGACCCGGAGGACGAGGACGTTTGGTATATCTGTGGCACCGCCGGCTTCAAGGTTGAGGCGAGGGGCTACTGTGGCCTCTACAAGTCCTACGACAAGGGTGCCCATTGGGAACTCAAGCAGGTCATCAACTACACTGGTCTTGGCAGCAAGTCCCGTAGCCACACCATCGACTACAACCGGAACAACCCGGATCACATAGTTGCGGTTGTCCCCATCTGTTCTGACACCCTCGCCGGCTACAACACCAGTGGCTACATCAGGGCGGAACTGTGGGACTCCAACGACCGTGGTGAGACTTGGAACAAGGTCAGGGACCTCTCCTTGGCCACCTATGGTATCGTCAAGGCGGTCTACTATGACCCGGAGACTACGGACAAGCTGTGGCTATGCACCGAGAATGGTGTCTACATCAGCACCAACGGTGGGACCACCTTCGGCTCCCGTGTGGTAATCAAGAGCGGTCACGCCACAGCCTACGAGTGCTTCTCGCTTGATTTCAACCCGCAGGACGCCACGGAGATCTACGCTGCCATCACCGCCAAGAGCACGACCGTATCCGGGGCTGTGGGCCTGTACAGAACCACCAATGCGTTCTCTACACCCGGCACTCAGATCACCCTCCCGGCTAGCTTCCCGATCTCTCAGATCGCGGTGGGCTACGCGGCCTCTGATGAGGGTGACCCCTACGCTTGGAGCCCTGTGGCTTCCCGTCGTCTGGCCATAGTCGGCCGTTCGGGCGGTGAGAACAAGCTTCAGGTTTCGTTGAACGGGGGCTCCACGTGGCAGGCTACTACGGTTGCCCGCTCCCCCGGAGAGGGTGACGGGTCGATCTCTGACGCCAACCACACGGGTACCTTCCCGTTCAGACTGACGCAGTTCCTTCCTCACCCGAGGAACCCCAACAGTGCCTTCGTCCACTCCCGGGCCTTCCAGTACCGGACGGACAATTTCCTGCACTACTACTACTCAGGAGAGGGGCACGAGGGTACTCAGGCTGGCAACAACGGCGAATACTCGGTGGCGTTCAGCTTCGGGTCTCACCCCAATGCCTACCGTGAGTTCAACGTGGGTGTTACCGACGTGGGTTTCTGGCGTACAGTGACGGGCGGTGACTACTTCTGGCACACGCTCATCAAGGCGAAGGACCCTGACGACAACACCAAGCTGGCCTGTTCAGCCAATGCCGTAGCTATCCACCCCAACAACTCTAGCTACTCGATTGCTTCCTCGGGGCATATCAAGCTCACGGATACGTACTACTTCCACACCACTAAGGAGTTCCCTGCCCTTGAGGCTTCAGGGGATTGGAAGAACATCAGTGCGTCCAAGGGGTCTCAGATACCGTCCTTCCTGAAGTGGCACAAGAGTGACCCCTCTGTGGTCTACTCCAAGAGCTACAAGTGGATCAACTGCGACACGGCTAACCCCACGGTGCAGAACTACGGGGCAACACTATCGGGCAATGCGGCTGCGGTGTACCCGGGCAACAACGACATACTGTTTGGCGTTCGGTCCAACAACACCATCATCACCAAGTCTCTCGACAAGGGGGCCACGTGGTCGGTCTTCGCTGACCTCGGGTGGTCTGCCCATGGTGTGGACAACAGGTATCCCATCGTCGTTCCTCACCCGTCGAACTCTTCGATCATCTACACCAAGTCGTCGGGTGGCGACCTCGCTCGCATCACCAACACAGGTGGCACGTCATTCTCGGTGAAGACCTACGGGCTCTTGTCCCAATATCGCACTGAGAACCCCGACTCGCTACCGGTGGCTGCCTACGTGGCGAGCTTCGCCATTGACCCGAATGACCTGAACCTAGCGTTCGCCTCTGTTCAGAGTGTCGGGTACTGTGCGATCTACCGGAGTACCAACTTCCAGTCGTCAAATCCGACGTGGGAGAATGTCACCTACAACCTGTGGCGTGGCGTTGCCTTGGTGCTCCACTTCAACCCGTTCAATGGGGATTGCTTTGGCGTTGCTTCAGCAGTCGGGGGACTGTGGGTTTTCCCACCGCCCGAGGGTGCTGTCCGTCCGAAGCCTTCGTTCGCCTCTAGGTTCATTGTTCCATGATCGACAAGCCCGACACACTAGACGCCGCCAGCTTTCTGGTGATCCTTGGCGTCTTCGCTAACTGGCTGCCCACAGTTGCCTTGATGCTCTCTATCCTCTGGTACGGTGTCCGCTTCTACGAGTGGTACCGTCATCGGGTGGTCCTGAAGCACCCTGACAGCTTCTTCAAAAAGCCTTGAACAAAACGGAGCCCCTTGAGTGGGGCTCCTTTAGACCTATCCAAAGGAGAGAACCATGGAGTGGCTCAGAGCCCTTCTGGCGGCGATCTTCCGTCGCCCTACCGTGCCTACCTCCCCACCCCTTACCCCCGCTCCTGAGCCCGCTCCGAGCGTCTCCGGGGCATTCCAGATCAATGCCGAGGCCCTCGCTCTAATCAAGCGGTGGGAGGGCTTCCGGGCTGACGCCTATCAGGATGCAGTTGGTGTGTGGACCATCGGGTACGGCACCACGGCTCGGGCTGGTGTGGGGATCGACCCAAAGCCCGGAATGAGGATCACTGAAGCTCAGGCTACAGGTTACCTACTGAAGGCCATCGATAAGTTTGCCACGGCTATCAAGCCGGGGATGAAGCGGACCCCTACGTCCAACCAGTACGGGGCCATGCTCTCCCTCGCCTACAACATCGGTCCCACCGCTTTCCTCGGCTCAACCGTGCTGAGGCGGTTCAACAGTGGTGACCTCGCTAACGCGGCCAATGCGTTCCTCATGTGGAACAAGGCAGGGGGTCGCATCCTTCAGGGTCTCGTCAACCGTCGCCACGATGAGAGAGCCCTGTTCCTCAAACCCTAAGGAGAACTCCATGTTCGCTCGTCTCACCAAAGCCGGCCCCGCAGCGGTCGCCGGTACGTTCGTTGTTGGTGGCACCG